AGAATCCAGTATTTATGCGGGTTCTGTGCCGCGGCAAAACCTATGAAAACCCATGAAAACGTACACATAGTACACGGGAAATACACAGGTAATAAACAGCGGTAATACACAAACAATTAAGCCCCCAGAAATTGATCTGGGGGCTTTCTGTATGCAGCTGATCGGGCGTCAATCCCATTCAGCGTCGATTGATTCAAATTCTATGTCTTCGCCATCATAGCTGATCATTGCCACAGCTTCTTCATAATCGCTGTACGCCCTGTGGGTGTAGACGGCTTCTGTTATGTCTCTGATCTTATGTCCGACAATAGCTTTCAGCAAGTTTTCATTCACCTTGAAATGCTTTGCACATGAAATAAATGTATGCCGCGGCTCATGCGGCGTGTGGGAGATCCCAAGATAGCGCATAACCTTTTTGAAGCGCCCACGGTATTGATCGTATGTCATAAAGCCGCCAGTCTCATTCGGGAACAGGTATTTGCTGTCCGGGTTGTAGTGATCCTGTACCAGCTGACGGATCAGAGGATGCACCGGGACGATCCGGTCGATCCCGGCGTCCGTTTTGATGCCACCTTTGATTCTCCAGCGCACAAGATGCACGTTTACAGTTTCGATCAGCAACACATCCGAAGGGCGAAAGCCCGTGTACATGGAAATTAGAATCATGTCCGTAACCCCTAAGCTGCGGATCTTCCACAGGCGCTGTACTTCGCTATTTTTGAACGGCACGCGCTTTGTCTTGTCACGCTTGCCTGCTTTCCGAACAAATAACGCGCTGTAGTCCTTGTCAACAATTTCATGGATCATGCAGTATTTGTACATGAGGTTAAAAAGCGACTTCATGCGGCTTTTTGTTGCATCACCGACAACGGCGTCATTGATCACACCCTGCATGTGTGAGACGCGAAGATCCCGCATGCGGACATTGAAGATCGGTTCGCAGTATTTGTACGCCGCCCGGTAGCTGCGGGCGCTGGAATCATTCTTCAAGGTGGCGTAGTATTCCTTTGACCAGAGGTCGTACACTTCGGAAAACGTCAGCTTGTGTGCGTTGATGTCATAAGGGTTCTGCAAGAAATCATTCAAAGCCGTTTCAGCTTCGATCCGGGTCGCAAAGGTTCCGATCAGCTGGTATTCTTGCGTCAGCTTCCCGGATGCAGGATCGAGACGCCAGCCGATTGTAATTCGTGCAGCCCATGGTTTGCGACGTTTCCCGGTCAGTTTGAAGACGGAGCCGTCGCCGTTCGCTCTTTTCATTGCCATAAAAAAGCACCTTCTTTCTGTATATTACCGGAAAAAAGGCGCAAAAAATAAAAGCCCCTTTTTCCGTTGCTTTATTGAAGGGCTTTTGCTATAATAATTTTGCGAGAATTAAATAGCAAGCCCGATCAATCGGAGATTGCAGCCGCCCAAGTGTTACCAGCACCGGGGCGGTTTTCTTATGCAGTTACAGACCAAGCATTTTGCCAGCTTTTCGCTGACGCCCGGCTTTATTAGTCGGGATCCCGGTTGCCTTTGCAACCTTCGTCTTTGCCTGTGAGATACCCAGCGCCCGGCTGGGACTGAACGAAAGTCCTTTGATTACTGATTTTTTCTTCTTCATATCGCATCTTCCTTTCTATGTATGAAAATCAATATGTATAACTTTTCCATTTTTCTGGTACTTTATGCCATTTTTTCCGCGTCCCCTTTTACATATCCGAGATCGCGCAATTCTTCGGCGCGCTCAACAAGTTTTTTCTTGCCATCAGAATTCAAGATGCGGAACAATGATAATATGTACTTTTCTTCTGGAGATTCGGCAGAAGTGGGGGAAAAATTCGTTTCATCTTCCCAGCCCATTAGGTACGCTGGGGAACAATGAAGAACTTTCGCAAGTGCTTCTATTTTATCAATTCCCATATTTTGTATATCACTGCTTTCATATCTTGAAACTGTACTGGCAGCAACGCCAAGAGACTGCGCGACTTCACGAATTGACAAACCGAGTTCAATACGACGCGCTTTGATTATTTCCTGTACTTCCACGGTAAACCCTTCCTTTCTCTGTGTACTACCATTATAGAGAGAATGAAGCGAAAAAGCAAGGAAATTTTGCGAAAATGCAAAATAAATGTTGACAGATAGGAAAGGGGCGTGTATATTATAATCAAACGTTGCGGATAAGCAACAGAAAGGAGATCGAAAATGGTAAATACAAGAGAGATCAAAGCACAGATAAGAAGAGTGGGGACGACACAGGAAGAACTTGCAAAAAAACTAGGAATCAATCCTTCTACATTAAATAGAAAAATAAACAATGAAGAAGGGCAGCAGCTAACCGTAAAAGAAGCAACAGACATGGCGCGGGCGTTAGAAATTCCACGCGATCAGCTTTTAACCATTTTTTTTGCAATAAGTGTTGCGGATATGCAACGTTCAGAAAGCTAAGAAGGGAGCAGGACACATGGAAGCAGAAAAAGAAAAAAACTGGAAAGCTGAGAAAATTCTTCAGGTATGTTCCGGAAACCTGCACATTAAATCCAATCTGAGTCCCCTGGAGCTATCAGATTTCAGCATAAGACAAAAAGAATTCTGCGACAAACTAAAAAAAGAATAAAGCCCAGCGGCGGGCTTTATTCTTCTTCGTAGTCTTTAGCAAATTTTTTGAAAGTTTCGTTGCAGTTAGCTTCAAAGCCTTGTGGATCAATGTATGGCTTATCAAATGATTTGCACAAAGATGAATACAATTCGTAAGCAACCGCCGCGAGATCTTCGCGCGTGATGCTTGAATTATCAGCCATAAAACACACCTTCTTTCTATTAGTTTATAGAAAGAATATACAACATATTTTGCAAAAAGCAAAGAAATATTTGCAATTAAGCAACAACACACCGACGAAAGAGAGGAAGAAAACATGGGAAGAATTGAAGATCTGAAAGAAACAGCACCTTGTGGAATGGAAATTCACTACACAGTAGATGAAAACGACATGATCGCATACAACGACATAAACGGTCGCGGCGTTTTCTGCGACAAATGCGAAGGTTGCACATGGCGCGGAATCTGCAAACCGGAACGGCAGGCAAAGACAATGAGCCGCCAGACCTACGTTGAAATATACAATCTAATCGACGAAGTGGCGAACAAAGCCATGGAAGAGGTAGAAGCAGCCTGCGACAAAATGGTGGAAATAAACCCAGATCCGAAGTGCGTACTTGCTGAAAATCTCATGGAGACAATCAAAAAGAACCGGAAGAAATACAATGAAATGCGCGATCTGCTGGCAAGGTTTGAAACAGAAGTGGACGAGCCGGAGAAGTAAGGGGGAGAGAAGATGGACGCACAGGAGACAAAGAGAACCAAAGCAAGAAATCTTCGATACAAAAAAGCAATCGTCGCCGACGTGAATCTGGACAAAATACGTGAAGATCTTTACGACATCATGGAAGCATGCGACGAAGTGCGGTACTTCTTCGAGAGCGACGACGACACACTTTTGAACGCACTGGATGGGGACGAAGACGAAGAATGGGAATTCAAAATGATGTTCTGCGATTTGTCAGCAGAATGCGAACAGATGCAAACAGATCTGGAATGGGAATACATACCAAAACACTTCGACGACTTCTTCTGCGCAGTGAGTACAAGTGAAAAATTGATCGGTTGGGATCAATTCGAGGGCGACTACTTCGGACTGGGTAGCAGCTACGAAGAAGACCGGGGAAGAAAAGAAGCACAAAAACGAACGCAGAGACTGACAAAAGAAGAACTGATGGAGACGGCGCAAAAGTGTTTTCGGATATTCAGAGCATATATGGGAATAAAGGGGAGATTTGAAAGCCTAAAAGCCGCACTGGATATATTGCGCGACGAAAATACGGGATATTTGCAAATGATCAAAGCGATTGAAAACCAGTATGAAGCAGCAGAAAAAGAAAATTTTGCGCCGTGGGGAGAAGCTACAAGGAAATTCGACGAAATACTGGAAGCATTACCGCAACGCACGTGGCTAGAGTGAAGAAACAGAGGTGATCAACATGGGAACCTATAGGGAATGGATCGAGAAACTGAAAGATCAGTGGATCGGGAAAAAAGTTATTTTCGAGAATGAGCAGTACACGGTCGTTGATGTAGATTACAACGGGGCGCTGCTGATCGACAAGAAAGCAAGAATGACAGACACAACGGCGGTCGGCGTGTCAAATGTTAAAGCTATATAAAAGTTTGCAACGGAAGAAGGGAAAGCAAAATGGCAGAAGGAAACTGGAAAAAAGAGATCGGGGAAGCAATAGCCGACACAGCAGAAAACAAAGAAGACAGAGAAAAGCAGCGCGGGATCGAAATTGTGGATATGCTGGCAGCAGAAGGGGTGACATACAGCGAAGCATATTCGATCTTAAAGTCGGCAGATTATGAGTTATCACGAAGACAGTACAGCGAAACAAAGGACAAACGAGTAACAACAAACAAATAAATAAAATAACCACACACCGAAGAAAGGAGACACGACATGACACAGTACACGGTCAAATATGACTTGACAGAGAAAGAAGAAGCAGCCCTGCGGGAGTTATTGCCGAATTATCAGCAGTACATATCAGCAGGCGGCAGCAGACCTTTTGAAAATTACACGCTGGCAGATGTTTTCCAGTCACTGATGTACATAGGCAGCAGGCACACGATCTGGAGACACATAAAAGAAGAACAGTTCAGGCAGAATCTGATCGACATAGATCAGCTGATCGACGACAAGTATTTGACCATAGCGGAGAGAAACGCACACACCGACGAAAGGAGCGAAGACACATGGAAGAAAGAACAATGACATTCAGCATAAACGGTGATTTCATCACACGGCTGGCGCGGGAGAAATGCCACTATGAAGGGAAGACGGAATATGCAATAAACCTTCTGGAAAGCTGCCTTGAATCCGACGAGATCACGGACAACGAAAGAAAGGGGCTGGCTTTTGCAATACTGGACGGACGCGCAGAGATAACGGGGACATATCCGGGCGACGATTACAGATTCCATTATCTTGATCAGAGGGACGAACGGTGGAACGTTGCAAAAACACTTGAAAAGCTGCACGAAAGAGCGGAACAGGCAGAAAAGGAACTGCACCAAGTAGAAGAAAAGCTGGGATTTGTTGCAAGCGGTTACATGTCAAGCTGGGAAAGGAGAGAAGCCCAGAAGCAGTACAGGGAAGAAACGGGCGAAAAGTTATTTGCCAACATGGAAGAAGAAAGCGAAAGCACCGGAAGCGCCCTTCTTGATTCTTTCATAAAACGCATGGAGACAGGAACCGACGACGATTACGGGTGGCTGGAGCCGAACGGAACTTTTCACCCGGTAGAATTCGGGATGCACGAAGAATGGGCGGCAGATCACGTCGCGGAGTTTTACGGAGACGAACACAAAGAAAAGCGGAAGGAAGCACGCAAATACATTTTATGCGGAGATTTTTTGACAGATCGCGGCTGGGTGCTGCTACATAACCCGTCACAGGGAATCGCGATCCCGACAACTTCACCGGGAAAGAGATACACAAAAGCGCAGAAGGAATTTTTGTATCAGTATTTCATAGACAGGAATTGCGAAAAAGAAGCGAATGAGATCTGGGAAGATTAAACACACCGACGAAAGGAGCGAAGACACATGACAGCAGGAAAAATCAAGGTAACAGAAGCAGCAGCACTGCTTCACGTTTCGGATCAGTTCGTCAGAATCGGGATGCAGCGCGGGATCCTGCCGATAGGAACGGCGCTGAAAATGTCAACAAAATGGACGTATCAGATCAGCGAAAAGCTGCTGGCAGAGTACAGCGGCGCTGATGTGGCAGCAGAACTGGAGCAGATCAGAAGGGGGATCGCATGACAACAGTAGACGACATATTGCAGCTGATTGATCCGTCCGACAGACTGCGGATCGTAAAGGACGGGAAAGACCTTTTCGTCGGCTATGTCGGAGTATACAAGCTGGATTCAGAAAAACAGCTGCAAGATACCTTCGGAAGCTGCGAAGTAAAGAGATTTAGAGCAGTGCCGGAACTGCGGCACAAGGACTGGAAGAAACGCGGGCTTGCATCACCGCTGAAACCGGAAGAAACACCGGACTATTACTTCGCGGATCTGCAATCAACGCTTTATTATACAATCCACATCTAAGCACAGAAAGGAAGGAAAGCAAATGGCTGTATGGGAAAAAGAAGGATGGGGAACAACGAACGACTGCTTGCAGATGGTCGTTGATAACTACAGGACACAAGGGACAACCGACAGACATTCAGTGAATGCGCTTGAAAGCTATCTGCGGAGACTTACGCCGCCAGCTTTCAAAGTCATGTTCGAGCATAGCAGGACAACCACAGCACAGATGATCGCGGACGTGCTGGGAGTTGACAAGCTGCTGGACGTTTACAACGTATTCATGCAGGAACCGGGAAACACAGAAAACGCACGCGAACTGCGGGAACGGATTGAAAGACTGGAGCAGCAAAACAGAAACCTTGCAAAAGATCTGTCAGAGCAGAGAGACGCAACACTGGAGCAGGAAGAAGAATACAACAAAGAAGCTGTGATCTGGCGGGAGAAAGAAGAAAGTCTGCAAGAGCAGGTCGAAACTGCCACAGCGCAGCTGGAAAAATCAAAGCTGGAGATCGTAAGACTGAAAGCGGAGATCTACGACATTCTTTCAAAGAATGGTGATATTTGAAGAAAGGGGAAAATAAAGGAATGAGCAAAAACAATGCAGCAGGAATTGTCGGGATCATCACGACGAAGCCACGCGTAGTTATGGACGCGCCGACATGGGCGCAGAAAGTGTATGAAGCGGTGCTGGAGTATAGACGCCCCAGCGGAACGAAAGACAAATTTTTCGTTCAGTTTCCGGGGCAGGCAGCAGGGACGAAGAAAGCACTTTTGAACATCAAAAAAGGAAAAGAAGTGCTGATCGGCGGCGAAGTAAGAACACAAAACATGGACAACCCAGAGCCGCACGAACCACGGGTGAAAATCTGCATCTACGCAAAAGTGATCGCAGTAAACGATCCACCAGCTGATCCACAGAACGAAGTCAAGCTGTGCGGGCATATCTGCAAGGATCCACGGGTAGCAACGGCACGCTTTGGAAAAATAGCAGTCACAAGCTTTATCGTGGCGGTAAACAGCCACCACGGCGCAGATTATATTCCTTGCGTATGCTGGCGAAATGTTGCGGAAGCCGCGGCAAAGTTGAAAGTCGGGGCGTATGTGGAAATTACCGGGCGTATGCAGTCCAGAGAGTACAAAAAGAAAATGCCGGACGGAAAGCCGCCATACCTTGCCACGACGCACGAAGTATCAGTCACACAGCTGGGATTCGCAGAAGATACAGACGAACAGAAAACAGAAGGGAGCGAAAAAACATGTTAAAAAGACCGACGATAGGAATTGTACTGGATGAAATGAGCAGACGCCAGACAGAAGAATTTATGCGCTTTATCAGCGGAATGTCCGTGAAGAAGGATTCTATCTTCATTCATGCGGCGCGCGGAAGAATCAAAGAACAGGAAGAAGCAATGCAGCAGTTCGCAAAGCTGGCACAGGAAGCGAGACACGCAGAAGACCGGGAAAGCGTATTTGCAAAAACCGGACTGGCAGCAGGCTTCGCAAACGGGATCCTGCGCGCCGGGCTGATCACAAAAGACGAACTGGCACAACTGGTGGACATGCTGAACAAAGCAGGAAGCGACAGACTGGCAGAACTGGACGCAAAGAGAAAGTCTGTATTTCACCGCATTTTCAAAGGGGCTGTCTTATGAGCGCCGCAGAATACCGCAAGATCATTGCAGTAGACTTCGACGGCACGCTGGCAGTCACCCAGTTTCCGACGATCATTGAACCGAAGTGGAATGAAATTGCAATTTGCAAGGCACTGAAAAAGCAAGGCTGCATTTTGATTCTGTGGACATGCCGCTGCGGGGAAGATCTGACAGCCGCGGTCGAATGGCGCAGGGAACATGGGCTTGAATTTGACTATATCAACGAGAACGTGCCAGAGAATGTGGAAAAGTGGGGCAATGACAGCCGAAAGATCTTTGCACATGAGTACATAGACGACAAAGCCACAAACCCGGTCAAGGAACGAGCGTGGATCCGGCGGCTGCGGAAAGCAAAAGCAGAAAAGCTGATCCCGGCTGTGATTGCGGTTACATCAATATTCGCTGCATACGGAGTGATTGCAGCATTAAATCTTTTATTTTGAGAAAGGAGACAAGAAACATGGCAAAAGGAGAAAGCAAGACGGGAAACTGCCGCTTTTGTGGTCAAAGTTCGATTGTAGAAGGCGGCGCAGACATGACAGCGCCGCAGCTGGAAGAAGCGGCAACAATGCGCTGCACCTGTGACGACGCGAAACTGTACCAAGAGACAGCAAACAGGCGCGGAACAGCAAAACAGCGCGCGCAGGAATTGTTCGGAGAGAATGCCGGAGAGTATAAGCAGCCAGAAGATATTCTGGAATTGATCAACAACGCCATTGACCTTGTATGCGACAAGAAAATGAAGCAAGCGACATTCAAGTTCAGAACCGGGCTAAACTGCCGGATCATGCAAATGGCAAAAGACAAGATCAAAGTTGTTCGCGAGACTTCCAACACAGAAGCCTTTGAACAGTAAGAAAAGATTCACTTCATGTATTAACGACAGACACGATCCACAACCGACACAAAAAAGAAGAATAGAAAAGAAGAACGCCGCCCGGAACTGCAATTCCGAGCGGCGAACCGTACAAACAATATAAAAATAAAAGGTTAATAAAAGTATAGCATTGTACGGCGAAAAAGTCAAGAAAATAGCGGCATTACAGCCGCTTTTCACACTTGATAAGTTTATTATTCCAACGACAAACAGGGGGATCAGTAATGCCGTACAAACATGAAATATGCAGAGCAGGAAAAACAAAGCAGCACACGTTTTATTATGCAGTCAGAACCGACACAAAGGAAGGGAGCAGAAGACAGAAGGAAAACAAGACCTGTGAAGCACAGAAGAAGGTAAACAGCAGACAGGCAGTGAAAAAGCTGACATGGATCCTAAATGCGAACTACGACGGAACATCACTGTACATCACATGGGAATACACGAAGGAGAACCGCCCAGCCACAAAAGAAGCACTGCGGACAGACGTTGACAAGTTGCTGCGGAACATTCGCCGGATATACAAGAAAGCTGGGAAGGAAGCAAAGATCGTCTGGGTTCCAGAAGTAGGGGAACGCGGGGCAGTACATATCCACATGACGCTGAACGCCATAGACACACAGCTATTGAAAAAGTGCTGGGACAAGGGCTGGATCACAATAAAGCCCATGGACGACAACGGGCAATACAGGCGGCTTGCAGAATACTTCGTGAAATACTCTGAAAAAACCATGAAAACATGTGAAGGGTTCACGGGCAGAAGATACAACAGCAGCAAGAATCTTGTGATCCCGGAGCCACAGAAAAAGACAGTTTCTTCAAGAAACGCATTCAACCACATTGTCAAGGTTCCTTCGGGTTGGTATCTGGACAAAGACAGCATACGGGAAGCATGGCACGAAGTAACAGGCTTCATGTATTTCACATATACACTGATCTATGACGGACGATACAGGAAGCAGGATGAATCAGAAAGCTATTTGCTGAATCTGGAGACTGGGGAAGTAGAAATAACAGAAAAGCTGCAAAAGGCAGCAGGAAGGAAATAAACATGGGACTGAATACAGGATATTTGAAAGCAGCAAGGACGGAAGAGGGCAACGAACAGTACACGCCGTTCTATGCGGTCGATCCGATCACAAAATACATACCGAAAACGAAAAAAATCTGGTGTCCGTTCGATTGCGAATGGTCAGCGTACTTCCAGGCATTCAAGCGGGGGGGGTGGCAAGTCGAGCGTAGCAGCATAGACGACGGGAAGGACTTCTTCACATATCAGCCGGAAGACTTCGACGTGATTGTGAGCAACCCGCCATACACGCAGAAAGACAGAGTGATCGAAAGACTGTACGAACTGGAAAAGCCGTTCGCGGTATTGCTGCCGCTTAATAGCTTGCAGGGCGTTGGTAGATACAGGTATTTCAAAAACGGGATCCAGATTCTGACATTCGACAAGCGGATCGGGTTCCACAACGCAGAGAGCATGGAAGAATACAAGAAAGGCAGCAGCTTTGCAACGGCGTACTTCTGCCGGGACATATTACCGCGTGATCTGATTCTGGAAGAATTGAGAGAATACAGAAAACCATTGAAGGAAGGTGAAAAGAGCAATGACAGAACCACAGCAGAAAGATTTTGAAGAACTGCTGGAGCAGCTGAAACAGGAAGAAGAAACTTGCGAAAGCTGCCCGGACAGAAACGCACCAGCGGACAGGTGCGAAGGATGCGGCACACATGGGAACATACAAGATCTTGAACAGCTGATCGAAAGCATGAAAGAAGGTGAAAAAGGACAATGAAAGCAAAGTACAAAGCAGGAAGACCAGAAGACAATCTGACAGTCGGGAAGAAGTATGACGTTGAAGACGTTAGATGCAAGAAAGGGTTTGAAGCGTCGGAAGTATACTTGAAGAACGACAAACAGCAGAAATGCTGGTACAGCGTGGAACTTTTCACAATGTACGCAGAATCAGCGCTGCCGCTAAAAATGGGAGCAGCAGACGCAGCACTGGGAGCAGCCGCGCTGGCAACACCGGAACAGCCGGAAGTAGCAATCAAAACTGCATTCGTGGACAGCGAGAGCATACAGCAGGCGTTATCGCGGCAAATTGCAAAGAAAATGCGCGACACAGGCTTGATGTACGGAGCATAAAAGCAGGAAGGAGCAAAAAGAATGTACGGAAATCTTAAACGTGGAGAAGACACGGAGCAGATGGGCGTTATTGACTGGGCGAACTGGAATTTGCAGAGGTTCCCAGAATTGAAAATGCTTTATCATGTGCCGAACGGTGGAAAGAGAAACCCGGCAGAAGCGGCGCGCTTCAAGGCAATGGGAGTGAAAGCAGGCGTCCCGGATCTGTGTCTGCCAGTACCCATGAACGGGTACGCCGGGCTGTATATCGAAATGAAGTACGGCAGCAATAAACCGACGGAAGCGCAGAAAGAATGGATCAAGAACCTAAAGGAATACGGCTACAAAGTGACGGTATGCTATGGCGGCACAGAAGCAACAGCAGAACTGGAAGCGTACTTGCAGGGCAGCAGAACAATTCTGACAGATCCAATGAACGAAAACTGCAAGCCGCAGAAGCGCATTGAAATATATTGCAGCAGCGAGGACACGGAAAACATAAGATCAGCGCTGTGCATGGCAGCAGCGAAAGGATCCTGCGTATTCGGTAGTGATTTTGTACCAGAGTGCTGCATAGACAGTCCAAAAGCGGAGACACACGAAGACTGCTGCGCATGTGTCCTGCAAAATGTCGCCTTTGCGGAATACGATTGAAGGTGGCAGAATGCCGAAAGCAATAATTGACTGGAATTCAAAAAGACGGCGCTTTCCGTACATGTGCGAAGTCTGCGGGAAGAAATACGGCGACAAGAAACAGGCGAAGACATGTGAATGGGCTGACATGAACGGAATGAACAGAAAAGCAGCATATCAAAACAAAAAGGCGAAGGAAAGAAGGAAAGACCATGAAAACAATAGCGGTGATCAACTTAAAAGGTGGAGTAGCGAAGACAACGACGGCAGCGAACATGGCAACGCTGCTGGGGACGAAGTACCAGAAAAATGTATTGCTGATAGACAATGATCCACAGGGAAACGCAAGCCAGTTCTTTGACTGCTACAGAAAAGATGAAAAATGCGGAGCAGCAAAGATACTTGACAGAGAAAGACCGGGGATATTTGCTGACGTGGCAGCAGGCGTGGATCTGATCAACGCAAATATGACGCTGCTAGAAGCAGACAACGAACTGCGAACCAGCGAAGACAGGCAAGACAACCGTTTTGCAGAGTACATGGAAAAAGCGGCGTCAATATATGACTACTGCATCATTGACAACCCGCCAGCAATTCTGATGTGTACAATCAACGCGCTGTGCGCTGCGGATGAAGTAATTATCCCAGTGCGGCTTGATAACTGGTCGATCGACGGTGTGGAAGTGATAACGGAGCAGATCGAAACGCTGAAAGCACTGAACAGTAATTTGAAAATAGCAGGAATCTTGCTGACGGACTACAAAAAGTCAATCGAAAATGAAGCGGCGGAAGAATGGCTGCGGAAGAACTGCAAATACAACGTATTCAGCCGCAGGATCAGACACAGCGACAAGGCAGTGTCAGCAACATATTACAAACAGCCGCTTGAAACATATTCGCCAAGATCCGCAGCGGCGACAGATTACAGAAAATTCATGGAAGAGTACACAGGCACAAAGAAAGCGTGAAAGGCAGGGAAAGGAAATGGCAGGCTTTGACATCACAAAGATACTGAACAAACAGACAACCGCACAGACCGAAAACGCAGTCACAGAAGATTTTGAGGAAATCAAGCTGGACTACGGAAAAATTATGATCACAGGGAAAAACAAGTACAGCATGAACGACATTGAAGATCTGGCAGCAGGAATCGAAATGGCGGGCGGGCTGCTGGATCCGTTGATCTTGGGACGCGTCAACGGAGAATACAAACTTGCTGGCGGTCACAGAAGATACGCAGCAGTAGAGCTGCTTGTGAAGGACGGGAAAGAAGAATACCGGGAAGTACCTTGCAAATACAAGGACATGACGGAAACAGAATTCAGACTGTACATGCTGATCGGGAACACATTCAACAGGCACTACACCGATTATGACAAGATGATTGAAGCGGAAGAATGGAAAGAGGTCTTGACGCAGGCGAAGGAAGAAGGATCTTTTCTGCCGGAAAAAGGCGTCCGCGTCCGGGACTACATAGCAAAGATCATGAAGACGTCGGCAGCAGTCGTGGGAGACTGGAACAGGATCAACAACAACGGAACAGATGCACTGAAAGAACAATTTGAAGCCGGAACAATCGGAGTGACGGCGGCAGCAGCGGCAAGCAGTCTGTCAGAAGAGGAACAGAACGACATTGCAGAGCGTGCGGCAGCAGGCGAAGACATAAAGGGAACCGAGATCAAGGAAATGATCGAACGGAAGAAGGCTGCGGCAGCAGCGCCGGAAGAAGACACAGAGCCGGAAGAAGCAACCGGAGAGCAGGAAGAAAAGACAGAAGAGGAACACACAAAAGCCACACTGGCGCAGATGCAGCCGTCGGCGTCGGATACCGACACAACAGAAGAAGAAAAAGAGAATGCGCGGCGCCTGCATGCACTGAAAATGCTTGAAAAATACTACATCTACTTGAACGAAGACGATCTGCGCTGCCTTGAAGCAATGCTGCAAGATTGCAAGCGACGCAAAATGGAATACGGGGCGCTGGACTGCGGATCTACAATTTGACGAAGGGAGACGAAACAAGGTGAATGGAATTGAAGTGACAGTCAACATCAATCTGAATGGCGAGAAGGTGGCAGGAATTACAACCGGGGAGCAGGCAGCAGAAACGCTGCCGCCCGGAGACGTGGGGCGCGAGGTAACACAGGAAGAAGAACAGCGCTTCGCCGTAGCGTCAGATCTTGCGAACGTGTGCGAATATCTGGAAGATTCAGAAGTAATTAAAATACGTCTGATCGTGAACAAGGCACAGGCAAGGAAGGACAGAGCAGAGAAAGGGGACGAAAAATGACGCAGCATACAGCAGCGATTGTCATTGTAGCAGTTATGGCAGCAGGCGTGATGGTCACGGCAACAACAGCAGCCGTGGCAGCAGTAAAAGCATTACGGGACTATATGAAAGAGAGGGACAAGAAGAATGAGACATGGATTGATCCAAGAAGTGACAGAAGCCATTGAAAACGAATTATCAGCAGCAAACAAGGCATTTCCCGGATTTAACAGCACGCATGAAGGATATGCAGTAATTCTGGAAGAAGCGCAGGAAACAGAAGACGAAATGCGGAAAACGGGAATGAATCTGAATGCACTGTGGCAGGCAACGCGGATGAATCAGACACCGAAGCAGATCAGAGAGATTGCGGAAGCAATAAGGGAAAGCGCACGGGATATGGCAGCAGAAGCGATACAGACAGCAGCCATGGCAGAAAAGCTGATCCAGTACACGGAAAGGCAGGAAAAATGAACGCGGCGGCAGTGATAGCGATTGCGGCAGCAGCATTCCTGTATGTGGAAGCAGCAATCGGGACAGGGTACTACATGTATTTGATTACCAGAAAGAAGACGAAGCAGGACGCGACAAAGGAAGAACGAAAGCAGCTGACAAGATACAGCATAATTGCTGGCGTAGCATTCCCGGTCACGTTTGCAATATTATTCGCTGCAAGGGCAGCAGAAAGGAAGTAACATGATCAACTACACTATGGTAATTATGACAGCCATCATCTGCGTAACACTGGTACTTATGGCATGGATCGGACGGAAGAAGTAAGAGGAAAGAAGAATGAACAAAGTTGATTTGACAGGAAGACTGACGAAGGATCCACAATCACGCTGGACGAACGGGCAGGAATCACAGGAACAGATCTGCATTGTACGCTTCACACTGGCGGTGAACAGACGGAAGAAGGATGCAGGCGCAGACTTCATATCATGCGTAGCATTCGGGAAGAGTGCGGAAAGTCTGGAAAAGTATTGCAAGAAAGGAACAAAGCTGGAAATTTCCGGTCGAATACAGACGGGCAGCTATACCAACAAAGACGGCGGCAAAGTATACACAACAGACGTCATTGTCGAGGAATGGGAGTTTGCAGAAAGCAAAGCGGCAGCAGGGCAGCAGGGAAACCAGCAAGCGCCAGCACAGCCGGAGACAGACGCAAACGGTTTTATGAACATACCGGAAGGAATAGACGAAGAACTGCCGTTTTCGTAAAAGGTGGGAGCAGGCGCACAATAAAGCAACGCTGGAGACGCCACAGAGCCGCACAGGCGGCAGGAAAAAGAAATTGCAATAAAACGTACAGAGTGGTATAATAAGCCAGTAAACAAGACAAAGACACACGCACAGACAACGAAAAGGTTTGTGCAGTGTGTCTTTTTTGTTTGCAGCTTTCCTTCGATCGGTGCAGGCGTCGCCGCTTGCACCGTATCACGAAAGGACATTCGTATGACGATAACAGAAGACCAGCTGGAAGCATGGATCAAACAGCTGATAAAAGAAAATAAGTTATACAAGTTTTACAAGTGGCATGAGTGGCGGGAACTGTCCGCACAGGTGATGAAAGAAAACAATTATGAATGTCAGTTCTGTAAAAAGAAAGGCATCCACACCAGAGCGCGCAGCGTCCATCATGTGCAGTGGGTAAGGAAACACCCGCGACTTGCTATGTCAAGGACGTACACCTACAACGGCGTAGTGTATCAGAACTTGATCCCATTGTGTGAAGCATGCCACAACGAACAGCACCCAGACAAACGCATCACCAGTGAAAAGAAACATTTCACAAACGAAGAACGCTGGTGACGATCCCCCCCCGGTCAAAAAGAATCAGATTTTTGCTGCCGGAAGGGAAACGGGGCAAGGGGTAGACAAAACAGATTCGCGCGCACATGTAATGGGGGTGGTATATATGGCAGATGAAAGGAAGCCGGAAGTTAAAAAAATCACGCGATCAAAACCGTACAAAGAGATCGAAAAAGACCTGCGGGATCAGCTGGAAGCCAACGGCACATATGGCAAATTTTTTGAAGATATGATCGCCGACTACATGGCTATGTATGTCACGAAAACATTATTGATCGCAGACATACAAAAGCGCGGAACTATCGTGGAATACAACAACGGCGGCGGTCAGTCCGGTTACAAGAAAAACGAAGCAGTGGACATGTTCAATAAGACGAACGCACAAATGTTGAAACTACTTTCTGAACTGGGGCTGAAAGCAAACGCCACGATAGGTGGTGGAGATTTTGACGACGAATTATAGAGACGTCCCAGAACTTCAAAAGTACATAGAACTGGTCGAAAATGAGGGCAAAAACGGTGTAAAAAAGTGCTGCAAATGGCAAAAAAAACTAATAAAATTCGTTAAAAAGTGCTTTGAAAACGAAAATTTGACCATAGATACAGAACAGCTGAAAAAGTACATGGGTTTGCAAAAATACTTCGATTTTGGACTGTTCGAGTGGGAACAATTTGTATTCACACTGCATTGCTGCGTGTTCCGTGAAGATGGGCTGCCGCGTTTCCCGGATCTACTGATATTCGTAGCAAGGGGAGCAGGGAAAAACGGCTATCTGGCGTTTGAAGACTTCGCCATGATCAGTCCGTACAGCAATTTGCAGCAGTATGACGTCGATATATGCGCCACAGCAGAAGAACAGGCGCGGACGTCCTTTGACGACATTTACAACGTGCTGGAGAAACACAGAAAAAAGCTGATCAAGTTTTTCCGCTGGACAAAATCTGAAATACAGTGCAGAAAGACAAGATCGAAAATAAAATACCGGACAAATAATGCAAAGTCAAAAGACGGCTTGCGATCCGGGAAAGTAGATTTTGACGAGGTACACGCATATGAAAGCTACGACAATATCAAAGTGTTTACAACAGCGCTGGGTAAAAAACCACACCCGCGGCGAACCTATATCACGACAAACGGAGACGTCAACGACGGTGTACTAGATGATCTGATCGAGAAAGCAAAGAAGATTCTGGACGGAGAAATTGAAGACAACGGCTTTTTGCCGTTTATCTGCATGCTGGACGATAAAGAAGAAGTACACAGCGAAGAGAACTGGCACAAGGCGAACCCGTCCTTGCAGTACCTGCCGAACCTACTTGAAGAGACGCGAAAAGAATATAAAGAATGGCTGGAAAATAGATCGTCTTCCAGCGACTTTATGACAAAACGTATGAACTGGAGACAGGGAAACGGAGAAGTGGAACTGACAAGCTGGGACAATATTCTGGCGACAAAGCAGGAAGTAGAACCGCCGAAAGCGCGTGAAATTGCTGTGGCTGGCATTGACTACACGAAGATCAATGACTTTGCATCAGCTGGAGTGCTTACAAAACGCGGTGAAAAGGTAGTCTGGAAGCAAAAAACGTGGGTGTGTCTAAAAAGCGCAGATCTGCCGCGGATAAAATACCCGCTGCACGAAGCAGAAGAAGCCGGGGAACTGGAATTCGTAGACGCCCCGGAGATTGCGCCGGAACTGATCGCGGAGTGGATAGGCGAGCAGATGGGCTTTTATTCAATCCCTATGCTTGCACTGGACGACTACAGATTCGCTTTGATGAAACAGGCGCTTGCGCGTTACGGCTTCACCTATGAAAACAAAAATATAAAGCTGGTCAGACCTTCGGACAAAATAAAAGTAGAGCCGATCATAGACAGCGGATTCAGAAATCACAACATAGTATACGGCGATTCGTCGATCATGCGGTGGTATACGAACAACACAAAGAAAGTGAAGTCAAAAAAATACGGGAATTACGAATACCAGAAGATAGAAGCGAAAAGCAGAAAAACAGACGGCTTTTTCGCATTCGTAGCAGCTATGACGCAGCATGAATTGATCCCGGAACAGCAGGGATCAGCGGACGTGCTGCCACTCTTCACAATGTAGAAAGGGGGTGCAAGGAAGAATGAACATGAATGATTATTTTCTGCGGGCATTCGGGAGAGAATCAACGATCAACGTTACAACACAGATCGAAGAAGAACTGACAGAAGTGTTTTTCAAGGAACTTGCGACAGCATGCGCCATCAATATGATCGCAAGTCTGATCAGCAAATGCGAGTTCAGAACATTTATAAAAGGGATCCCGGAGAAAAAGGGCGAATATTACCTGTGGAACTACGAACCAAACCAGAACCAGAACGCCGGGGACTTCTGGCAGCAGTTTGTCACAAATCTGTTATATGATAACGCAGCGCTGATCGTAGAAGTCGGCGGGAAATTGTACGTTGCTGACAGTTTCACACGGACGCATTACAGTTTCCGCGAAGACGTTTTCAACAACATCACGATCGGAGATCTGACCATGCAAAGATCCATGTTGTCGCATGAGGTCATATATCTGGAACTGGACAACATAAACGCCAGACGGCGGCTGGAAGGATCGTACACAGCATACGGGCAGACGGTGGCAAAGGCGATCAGAAGCGTACTGCGTGCTGGAGCGCAAAAAGGAATACTGAATATTGATGCACAGACAGCGGCGCAGCCAGACTTCACAGCAAAGCTGCAAACACTGATCACAGACAGATTCAAGCCTTTTTATGATACAGATTCAGCGGTGCTGCCGCTACAGACGGGGTACACATACACGGACGTAACAAAGCAGACAACAGCGCCGACGCCAGCAGATCTGAACGAGCGTATAAACTATGAATTTGAAATGGCGGGCAGGGCATACAAGATCCCGAAAGCACTTATGCTGGGGGATGTATCAGACGTCGAGAAGATCACGAAAAATTTTTTGACGTTCGCCATTGATCCGATATGCCAGCGGATCGGAAGTGAAGTGACGCGCAAAAAATATGGGGAAAAACAGTTTGCAAAGGGAAACTACATGGACGTAAACACGAACTGCATACAGCATATTGATATTTTCGAGCAGGCGACGAATTCAGACAAGCTGCTATCGTCCGGGCTGTACTGTATCGACGAATTGCGAGTGAAACTGGGTGACACAGCTTTGAAGACTGACTGGTCACAAAAGCATTACATAACCAAGAACTATGCAGAAGCAGAAAAAATGGAACACTTAGGAGACGTGAAAGGGGGTGAATAAGGTTTGAAGAATCAGAAAGCACATTATAGCTTGCGACAGGAAGCAGGAAGCAATGTACATAAGCTGTACATTTATGATGATGTGACAAAGTACGGCGACTTTGACTGGTGGACGTGGAACTACAGCGAAAGCGAAACAAGCGCACAACATTTCAGAAAGGTTCTGGAAGAGATACCGGAAACGGACGTCATAGAAGTACACATCAATTCAAATGGCGGCGACGTAGGCGAAGGAGTGGCAATTTACAACCTTCTGAAACAGAAGAAATGCAAAGAACTTGTAGCATACGTTGACGGGTTCGCATGGTCGGTCGCTTCTGTGATTTTGCAGGCAGCAGATCGACGCGTCATGGGGCTGGGAACCAGCCTTTTGATTCACAACATGTGGACGACGGTTTCCGGGAATGCAGATCAGCTGCGGAAAGCAGCAGACGATCTGGACACGCTCATGGAAGGAAACAGAAAAATTTACATGGAGCGCGTGAACATCACAGAAGAAGAACTGGAAAGCATGATGGATGCTGAAACGTATCTGACAGCAGAACAGGCGGTAGAACAGGGCTTCGCAGACGAAGTATCAAGCAAAGCCGGAGAAGAAGCCGGAACGGTCATGCAGCAGCTACAGACACAGCTTTTACAGCTGCGAACTGAAATGCTGAACCAGAAAGCAATCAAAACACAGATGCTTGAATTTTGCAAGCAGGCAAGCAAGAAAAACGAGGACAGCGCAGAGGACGAAGACGAAGACGACGAAGCAAGCGACGGATCCGACGAGGATAACAGCGAGGACAACGACGACGAAGACAACAACGACGATAAAAAGAATCAGAAAAACAATTCTGAACCGAAACAGTCTACAAATAAAATGGCGGCTTTATTAGCAAAAGCAGCCGCAAAAAATCTGGAAAAGAGGTAAAAGGCATGAAAAACAAAGACATTGAACAGCTGTCACGCGAGCAGCTGGCACAGAAATTCAATGAAGCATTGAAAACCGAAGACACCGAACAGGTGGCGCAGGCAATGGCAGAAATGGCAGCAGGGATCGAAGAAGAGATCTTGCAGCGTGCAAAAGACGTGGCAGCAGTTGAACAGCTGGACGCACAGGCAATGGCAGCACGCGGACTTCGCCAGCTGACCAGTGAGGAAAAGAAGTATTATGAAGCAGTGATCGGCGCTATGAAGTCCGAGAATCCGAAACAGGCGCTTGCATCTATCGACGTGACAATGCCGAAGACGATCATTGAAGATGTATACGACAGCTTGAAGCTGGAACACCCGCTGCTTGCAAAGATCGACTTCAAGAACACATCCTACATCACAGAATGGATCATGAACAAAAACGGAAAGCAGAAAGCGATCTGGGGCGACATTACAGCGGAGATCACAAAGGAGCTGGAAGGATCCTTCGAGAAGCTGGACATGTTAATGTACAGCTTGACCGCATTTCTTCCGGTTGCAAAGTCCATGCTGGATCTGGGCGCAACATGGTTAGACAGCTACGTGCGCGAAGTGCTGAAAGATGCGATCTACGTCGGTCTGGAAGAAGGTATCGTCTGCGGAACAGGCGTGAAAATGCCTATCGGAATGAACAGAGACATTGAAGCGGCACACGGAGACGGCGAAAGCTACGTGAAAAAGACGGCGATCAAAGTCACCGAGTTTACGCCGGAAACATACGGCGGGCTGGTTGGCAAATTAGCAGTGACAAGAAACGGTCGTCCCAGAACGGTTGCATCACTGATCATGCTGGTAAGCCCGGAAGATTACTGGAAAAAAGTAATGCCCGCAACAACGGTGCAGCGACCGGACGGAACATTCGCAAACAATGTCCTGCCGTACCCGACAGAAATCATTCAGACAGAAGCGCTGACAAAGGGTGAAGCAATTCTGGGAATTGCAGAACAGTATTTTGCAGGAATCGGAACTGGAAAAGAAGGTACTATCGAATACGACGACAGCGTGCGGTTTTTGAAACGTGAAAGAGTGTATGCAGCGTTCCTGTACGGCAATGGTCGCCCGAAGGACAACAGCTCATTCTTGCTGCTTGACATTAACGAGTTACAGCCTGCGGCATACACCGTGGTGACGGGAACCGACACCGTGGAAGTAGAAAAGACCACATGGACGGAAGAAGAACTGAACGCAATGTCCGTGGAGAAGATCAAGGGACTGGCAGCATATAAGGGCTACGCAATCACAAAGACTACAAAGTCAGAAGTGATCGCGGAATTCTTAGCAGCACAGACCGCAGCTACGGCGTAAGGGATAAGCAAAGGCAGCAGGGTAAAAAAACCTTGCTGCCTGTAATTGAAAGGCGGTGCAGTATGGCAGATGAAACAACAAAGACGCCAGACGAACAGCTGCTTGAAGACATTCTGAATGAACTGGACATGACGCTGGCTGACGAAAGCATGCAGAAAAAGATAAAAGACATCATGCAGCGCGGAAAAGCCCGGATCGAGAAGATCGGTGGCAAACAGCTTGATTTTGCAGAGAATCAGCAGGCGCGCGAATTGCTTTTTTCGTATTGCAGATATGGACGCAGCAACGCCATAGAACAGTTTGAGCATGATTTTTCGTCACAGCTGACAGGCTTTGCACTTGACGAAGCACTGGCAACGCTGGAAAGCGGGGCAGAAAATGAAAGCAAAGTTTGAGGAATTCAACGACGGAACAGCCAGAATATGCACTGTGAACAATGACGGACTTCTGGTGGATAAATACGAAAAGCCACTGCGATTCGGAGAAGAAAACGTCAGTATGAAACGGCATTATGCAGCACAGGCAGCAGACACACGGGTTGACAGAATGATCCATGTTCAGCAGCGAAAAGATCTGAAAGCGCATGAAGTCGCTGTGATCGGGGAAGGTCAATTCGACATAGAAAAAGTCGATCAGATCAGCGATACCATGCCGCCGATCACAAAATTGTCCTTAGTAGAGTATGAAAAACACAGACGAAAGGATTTTGCATGAACGTAGGCGCGACAAAGAAAATCAGACCAGATCAGCTGACCGGAACGCTTGCAGAAAGTCTGCTGGAATGGGAGCAGGAGAACGAAGAAAAATTCTTCCGGGCGATTGACGACGCAGCCGACGCATGCAACGAAACAGCGGGACAATATCTTACACCGGGGCATGGTTACAAAACAGGCGAGTACAAGCGACATTTTGCAATAGAACGGCAGCTGACCGGGCGGCACAGCTACAGTGCCACATGGCATGTGGAAGCGCCACACTACAGGCTGACACATTTGCTGGAAAATGGACACTTGACACGCGACGGAACAAAGCGAACAAAAGCCGTAAAGCATATCAAATACGGACGACAGATCGCAGAACAGGTGCTTGACGAAAAAATGAAAGGACTGTGGGAATGACAGACATTAAAACATATCTGGAGACAGAAACAGAACTGCCAGTAGCAGACACGGCGTTTGACAGACCACAGAAGCTGCCTTTTGTGGCGTTCATAGACAAGACGGCACAGGACGGCGACGACTTCCACGCCCGGATCGTCGAACACAATCTGACAGTAGAATTTTACGCAGAAAGACTGGACAACGAAAACGAAGGGAAGCTGGAAAAAGCCTTTGAAAAGATGAACTGGAAATTTGAGAAGGAAAGACAGTGGCTTCCAGATGAAAAAATGTTTGAAACAATTTTCACTATGAATTTTATAGAAAAGAGGTAAAAGGCATGAAAGGATCAAAGGAAAAAGTTGTGCTGGGATCCGGCAAAGTGTACACAATGTTATACACAGGAACATTGCCGAAGACATTCGCAGAAATTCTGAAAGAAGTAATGACAGAAGAAAACCACACCGGATGGATCAAGAACGGCGCAAGCGTGGAATACAAGCCCACAATGACGACAGAAAAAGACGATCTGGGGATGGTCGTAAAAGAGATCTTGACGGACGAAGAAGCAACCTTCAAGACAGGTCTTTTCACATGGAATGCAAATTCACTGGCGAAACTGTCCGCAACGGCAGTCGTAACCACAGAGGATGGAGAAAACGGCAAGAAGTACAGACGCTTGAAGGTCGGCGGCACAGCCAACGACGACGGCAAGCAGTATGTGATCTTGTTTGTACACGAAGATCCAGTGGAAGGAAATTGCTATTTGCTGATTGTCGGAAGAAATACAGCAGGATTCACAATCACTTTCGCTGCGGATTCAGCGACAGTCATTGACGCAGAATTCAACTGCAAGCCGCACGACAGCCGCGGAACACTGATTGAATTTGTCGAAGAGTACGAAGAAGAGTACCAGAACGAATACACCAGCGAGGAACTGAACGCGCTGACCGTGGATCAGATCAAGACCATTGCGGCAGCAAAAGGTTACACGATCACAAAGACAACAAAAGCCGAAATCATTACAGAGTTTTTGGCAGCACAGACAGCGGCAAAAGGCTAACAATCAAGAAAAATGCGGGGCATGTGATATATAGCCCCGCAGAAACGAAAGGAAGGAAAGCAGATGGATTTATCAGTAAATTTTCAGAAAGTAAAACGTAACTACATGACATTGACCTTTGACGATCCGAAAAGCGAAAAGGGCGTCAAGGTAATTGTCGTCGGAATGCCGAAAAAGAAGGTTTTTGACGCACTTATGGACATGCAGGACACGATCACAGAAAGAGAAGAAGCGCAGAACGCAAAGGAAAGAAGCGGAGCAAACAGGCGTACAATAGAAGAATTGTACACACTGACTGCAAAGATTCT